TCATAACGTAATCCAAAACGTTTAAAAGCAAACATCTGCTCTACAAACAAATTAATTGTATCGTCATCTAATGATTTTGTAAGAACTGGGATAATTTCTACTAGCTTACTGCCAGTTTCAATGTTATCATTAATAATTACAGGACCTAAATTAGTATCTGGATCGTTAGTAGTTCCATTTTCAAATACACTAATAACTTTTATCCATTTATATGTTATAGCACCTTTAACAGTTGCAGTGCCCTGTTTAAGTTTATTATTATCAGTGCTATCGAAATAATATCCTACAGGTGCTTCAAATTTCAAATAAGCACCAGGTTTAATATATGTTAAAAGTCCACTTGTAAAACTACCAAGAGTAGCAGTAATACCATCAGTATCAATAAATTTACCAGTACAACGATTTAAATCAAATGTTTCTTTATTCCAGGTCAATCCAAAATTTGCAATAGTTTCATTTCTAGGAAATTTATCTAAATAGTAATTACGCATTTTACTATTTTTTATAAGTTCAATAATTGTATTCCTAGCAAAAAATTCAATGTCAGTTTGATTAACAAATTCAAAGTTTAATTTTTCATTTAAATAATTTCTATATATTAAACCGTCGTTGCCATACAAATTAGTATTGCTATATTTTCCTGTAGAATCTCTCAAATCAAAATATCTACTAACACCACTACTAGTTCGGTTAACACTTTTGGTTTTTACAATTTCTTGGCTTACACTTAAAGGACCAACATTATAGTCTTCACCAGTTATCAATCTATCTTGTGTATAATAATTTGAAGGTGCATTTTGTTTAATACTAGCATTAGTTTCGCTAGTTGTAGCATTTGTAATAGTGCTTTGTAGTTCAAGAACTAAAGAAATCTTTTCTACTTTTCCTGCTTTACTAATATAAGGTACAACTACATTTACACCAGTAAATTCTGCAGGAATAATTCTAATTGGACGATTAGCACTTTGTCTATAATAAATTCTAAAATTACCTTTTGGAATAGTGCCAAAAACACCATCACTGAAAACAAGACTTACTGTATCGTTTACTTTTGTTAACACAGTGTAAATATTTGTTATATTTTTTTCTAAACTATTGTAAACAATGTTGTTGCCTTCTACTGCATCAACTTTATTCCATAAATCTGATTCGTTGCCATCAGTATTTAATTTGTAAAGCCAAACATCATCGTTATTGATGTTTGCTGTGTTTACATCAACGGTTTCATGCGGTGCAGCTACATCTAAACGGAATTGGTTGTTTAAAAGTTTACCTTGTCTAAAATGTAAAAAATATCCACTGTTTGTACTACCAGGGCCTTGGCCATTATCTCTATATAAAAATGCTAAGTTATTACCAGGTAATGGCGCTTCTTCATATATTTTATTATTGTCAAAATTGGTGCTTACAACTTCAAAACTTTCTTTTTTATTATCAATTGATTTTGAAAATTCATAAACAGGAACAGTATTACTTGTTCCATTAAATCTATAAAGCTGTGTTGATACACCGTTAACGCTGCCATCTTTTAGTGGTTTACCAATACCATTTTGTGCCGGTAGTGCAGCATTTAAAATTCTTGTAAATTGTTCTTGCCAATTAGAGTTTGTATTATCATTCCAAAGTATACTTTGGTTAGCAACATTAATATTATTACTATCAATTATAGATTCTGTTGTGCTAACGCTTACAATTTTTAATAAACCGTTTGCAGGCTTGTTTCTTTTTGGATTATAACTTAAAAGACGTGCATGTCTTAACACACTTTCTCTACGTTCGGCAAGTTCTATAAAGTTATCTCTTGCATTAAGATCAACACGATAGCTGATATTTTGTCCTAAAAATGCAATCAAATCTATTAATGCAATATATTCACTGCTTTCAATATAATCATTAAAATCTTCAGGATAGTTTTCACGCAGATAGTTAATCATTGTTCTGCGTAGATTGTCAAAATCGTAGCTCTTAAAATCAGCGTTACGGAAAGTTTGATATATACGCTTCCAATCTTCAGCTTTGAGCAATTTGTTTTGTCTATCAGTTATAGCCATAGAGATATTCCTTTAATACAGTAATATTTATCGCATTGAATAATATACGCAGTTTAAATTAAACCTGCATTTTGATCAAATCTTAATTTAAGTTGTTCGCTTATACTGTAAGGAAGATATGTAAGTTGCACTTCAACTTGTATGCCATTTTCGTAACTATCTATAGCAACTTTATCAACACTTACTCTAGGATCATAGTTGATTATATCTGTAACATTTTTTTCAACTGCTAATTTTAAATCATCAGTTAATGGTTCAAAAAGTATATCCCATATGATTGTTCCAAAAGTAGGATTTTCAAGTTTTTCACCTTGACGTATATGAAAATGATTTAATATATCTTGTTTTATTAATTCTAAATCATAAATTTTAAACTTTTTAGGACGGTTAACAGTACTAACTCCTCTGTAAGATTTGCTTTTTACAGGTGATTGTTTTGTGTTAGTTCCTACAGAAGTATTTTTATATATTTTTTGTACCATAACGTATTTACCTATCCACTAGTTACTGCATTTCCACTACTATCTGTTACAGGATTACCATTGCGATCTAATACAATATTGCGTGATACATTAGTGCCAATTCTTCCAGTGCTTGTTATGTTATTATTTGCAATAAAAGATAAATTATTCGATGCACTAGTCAGTGTTAGAAGACTACCAGTATTTGTAATATTATTGTCTGTTGCACCATTAATTAGAGTTCGTGTTGCTTCTCCTAAATTCAATGCTAAAGAACCTATAGGTGAATCAAACTGTAAACCTGCTGTAATCTGTCCTCTTTCGTTTGCTGTCAAAACTATAGGTTGTCCTGTTAGCTTTGAAGCAAACGCACCTGCTATAATATCTTGTACAGGTGTAGGCGCATCAAGTATTGCATCACCAACTTCACCAACTAAATTTCCAATTCCTTGGCCAAATGCAGATAATGAAGGTCCTATGCCTGGTATTCCATTTAATGCATCACCTAAACCTCCAGCAAAATCACCTACAACATCGCCAATTGCACCACCTAATTTTCCTAAAGCATCACCTAGTGCTCCAGACGCACCTCCAACTGCTTTTAGCAAATCACCTGACAAGTTTGCAAGCAAAGCGCCGCCAGCTACTGTTCCTAATAAGCCTGATATTAATCCTCCTAAACCAGATGCTCCTCCAGCACCTTTTAAAAATGTATCAATTGTTATTTCAACTGCACTTTCTCCAGGATTGGTTACTTGGGTAGGATTCTCTTTTTGATATCTATCTATTGCGCCTGTGCCATTTCCGCCAACTGTATGAGGACCTCCGCCGCCGAAGCCAAAGTAACTTCCGCCTAGACTTAAATTAAATCCGCCGCTGCCTATACTAAAGTTTAGTCCACCTACACTGCCGCCTATTCCGAAACCGCCTGGACCAAAACTAGCACTTATTCCGCCTGCATTAAATGATCCGCTAGTAATACCTTGAGGTCCAAATTGAAAATTTAATGGGCCTGTGTTTATTCCTCCACTTATACCGCCTTCGGTTAAACTTAAACTAAGGGGACCTGATGTAATATTACCTCCACTGATATTGCCGTTACTATCAAAACCCAAACTTAATGGACCTGCTGTTATTCCTTGTATCTTTCCATCTTGAAATCCTACACCAGCACTACCAACTCTAAATCCTCCTAGTTGACCATCTTGTATTATAACTCCTGCATTACCGTTATCAAACCCAAAACTAGCATTATCTTTAGTTACTCTAGCAAATAAACCATTTGCGTTAATATTTACAGACCCGTTATTTCCTAAAGTATTCACAACAGTTTGGCTTGCTTGTCGACTAAAATTTTGCGCACTACGAAAATCTAAATTTTGGCCTCCTAAATTTATACCTAAATCGTTTAGAGTATTGTTTATTGCTCTTAAAGGATTGCCAATTGGAGCAGTGCTTACACTTCCGTTGTTTACACCAAATACTTGTGGTGTACTTCTTACTGGATTGCCCCTACTATCTCTAACAGGATTTCCATTACTGTCTCTTACAATACTCATATTGCCCCCTTATCTGTCACGTTTTGGAATTTCAGGATATTTGATACCTTCTCCGCTGTCCCAAACGTCACTAATCAATGATCGATCTGTTGCAAGCCTTGATTCGTCTTCAACAGGAATGTGAATATCTTGGCTATCTGGTTTTGCTTCTGTTTTATCTGGTGTAACTGCCATAGGATCCCAATTTTCATGGCCGCTCCACGGCTCATGTTGTGGAACTCTTGCAGGAAATAGTGCTGCTAATGCAACCTCTTCAATTATTTCTGATTCTTCTGAGACAGTTGCCTCAGTTGCTTCTGTAGCTGCTGTTGCTTTAGTTGCTGTAGGACCGTTCATATGTATCGGATTAGCTGTTTCATAATGTCCTTTGCTGTTTATATTACTATTTCCGCTACTAGTTATATTTGTATTACCAGTTGTAAGTGTTTCTAAATTTCCTCCACTGGTAATTTTAGTAGTTTCAGCTACAAGTATTTCCATATTGCTGCCAACTTTTAATTTCATACTTCCGCTACCAGAAATACCTTCAAAACCTTCTTTTGCATTAATGAATACACTTTTGTCTGCTGTGATATGTGTGTTTTCAAATGAATGACTAAACAGATTTTTTTCTGTTAAAACGTGCATATCTTGGAGTGCTGTAATATATGTTTGCAGATAACTGTTAAATAAATTTCTTTCTCCTGCTGTTACAAAATTGTCTTTAACTGCATATAGTTCAATGTTTTTTGCAGCACTAGTTTTGTATGTTTCTCCTACACGGTTTTCAATATTTTTACCAACTGTGTGATATTGATTTTGCACTGCGTTTGTATTAATATTTCTACCTGCTTCTAAATTAATATCTCTATCAGCAACAAAATTTATATCATTTTCGCTGTGTACACTTATGCTATCTTGTGCATAGATATCAATTTTACCATTACTGGTAAGTTCAATCCAGCTAGTACCTCTGCCATTTGAAATATAAATTAAATCTTCACTATTATGAAGTAATATTTGATGACCGGTACGTGTTCTTAAACGCACCATTTCATTATGAGGTATAGCTTTATCACCTCCACCACTAGCTTCTTGATCAATATATTCATAAGGAACGCTGTCTGCAGGACCTTTACGTAATCTTTTATCATCACCGTCGTCAATTGTGATACTTTGTCCGCCTAGTCTGCTTTTTGGAACAATTGCTTTACCATTTTTTGTACCACGTTGCGCCCTAGGACCTGCTTTATCCAAAGGACCTGGACTACTTATTCCATAAACTGCACTAGGTATTTCACGTCTTGCACTTGTGCTGGTTATACCCCGTATGTCATCTTCAGCTAATCCGCTTTCTTTTAATTTTTCTATAAATTTAAGATTAAGTGCTTTTTTATTTTTTGTTGGATCTTTTTGTTTATCGCCATCTGTCTTTTTATTATACTCAGCTGTTGGTAATTTTTTACCTTTTACTCCTTCAGGTGGTTTGCCTTTATAGTATTCTGTTGCTGGTTGCGCTCCTGGTACCATAAAGTTCATGTATCTATCTTGTATACATGCAAACCAATAGCCTCTATTAATATCACCATCAACAAACCCACATAAAACTCTAGAACCTACATCAGGAGGAACAGCCCAAAAACCATAACTTTGTTGTGTGTCAGCATAAGTATCACCAGGAGTCAGGTGTTCTGCAGGTGTAGTTCCATAAAACACTGGAGCATATTCAACATCAACAGTTTCGCCTTCATCTTCTAATTCATTACCAGCTGTATCAAAATTGATTAATGTTACTTTTAATGATCCCATATAATGAGGATCTAAATGACTTACAATTCTACCAACTTTAAATCCATATTTTTTAGCCGCATTTGGATCCTCTTGCGTTCTAGTAACCTGATTGTTTTTTGTGTTATCTTGTGTCATTTGTTTTCCTTAACCAAACGGCGAATATGGTCCACTGGCACCATCTTGTAGAATTGGTGTACTTTCTTCTTCTGGTACTTCGTCTTGGTTTCTTAATCTAAGAAGGTTTAATCTTTGGGTAAATTTACCACCACTGATTGTATTTGTAATAGACAATACTCTATATAATCCACTAAACGCATCAACAGCTACAGATTGATCTTCTGGAAAATACATACCACCATTATCATTGTAATCTATAGGTGTTCTAAAGTTTACTATTACACTTGTTTCGCTCCGTTGATAATCTAAAGTTCCGTCTCCATTTAAAAATAGTGTAGCTTCAGGGCTATTGTAATTTCCCATTCCGCTATCTGCCATAAAATAAGGATCTCCAAATATATCTAAATCTAATTCTAATAAATCAACATCACTATTAATAATTAAATTATGAAATTGTTGTGCTGCACTAATTTTACTATTAGATATGCCATTGCCACCGGCACTACTAGTATTAGAACTTAACACATTTCCAGTTTTACCTAATCCTCCTGGATTTTCTACGCCGCTGCCTGTACCTACTTGAACATATTCAACGTCTTGTTGCTTTGAATGATCTTGTGTTGCTCCTGTAGCGTGTTCATTGTTTATGTTACCGATATCTGTTTTTAAACCAACAAAGAAAGCAGCATTTAATCTAATATCAAAATTAAGTATATCACTGTTTTCACCGGTATAGATGTAATTGTATTCTTTTGCTACTGCAGATTGCATAGGACCATATCCTGGACCGCCGGTAGTTGGAAGTTGAATGGTGCTCATATGTACCTTATACGGAACCACTTCATATATGTACGTTCTTGCTAATCTACCACTATGTCTTTGCTGTGTTTTATCGCTATCGAGTAAAACCTTACTTTGTACTCTAAACCAATCAACATATCCGTTTGCGTCCGGCGAGACACTAGTCAATCCTTGACCCCATTTACTGCTTAATATCACATCTTCGATGATTTTAGTTATTTTTGTATTTTGACCATAATTATAAACACGTAGTTCATTATCTAGTGTAACATCACTCCTATAAAACACATCATTTTTGTATTGATCACTTTCAAACGGCATAGGTGTTTTACCTGGTTCTTGAAATCCATCTATAATTTTAGCTGCACCAAAATCATTTAAGCCTATTGACTCTGCAACTGAAAAATCATCGCCTTGTTCTCTAATAAAATTGTCTACATAATTTTTAATCGAAGGATCAACTGTATTTTGACCTACACCACTGTCTAGAACTCCTGTTTTAAAACCTGTAATTACTGCACCAGGTACTCCTGCATCATCAATATTTAAATTTTGTTGTGCAGCATCTATTTGTGTTGCTTGTAATGTGCCTAAATTGTTAGATGATGTAATACTTTGAGGAAATATAATAGCAACACTATCAGCTTCTACTTCTTTTCCTTCTGCTACCTGTCGAGCTAGATTAGCATTAAGAACAGTGCTTAAACTATATGGCCCATCTTGTAATACTTCAGCAACAGTTCTGCCAGTGATTTGGATATCTGCATTGGTTCTTTCGATTTGATCAAAAAATGCAGTTTCATTCCAAGGTATAGCTTCAACTGAATATTGACTTCCGCTTTGACTAACATCAAACTGCATATCTGTAAGTTGGATTGGGAAGTGTCTAGTTAAGTTATCTTGTATAGCAATAGGATTTCCATCATCATCATACCCAATAAATTCTATTGTAAGCAAATAAGGAGTATCTAAATAGTTTACATATTCGTTTCCGTATGCTTCTTTAGCAGCAATAGCAAGTGTTTGTAAAAACAATCCCATACTGTATGGTTCAATTACATCAAAACTTATTGCAGTAGCGTTAGAACTTCTTGTTTTACTATTATTTGTGACTAAACTTTCAATGTTTACATTATCAATAAAATATTCAAGTTTAATTCCTAGTCTATCTTCATAGTACGTTGTTGTTTTATTTGTTGCTCCACCGCCCGATCTTAAAAGTACGTGATTAGGTTCTCTAACTTTGTAAGTTGTATTAGGAGAATTTACTTCTCCAGCTGTCAAAACAGACAAAGTAAAGATAGTGTTAAATGTACTGAACTGATGCAGAGGGTTGAGTAACGACATTAGATTCCTAATACCCTTTTAATATTTGAACTCTTAGGCAAAAATATTTCAGTTCCTGCCTTAAAATCATTGATAGGATCTTCTATTATATCCATATTTCTCTGTGTGAACACCCACCAGAGCTTGCTATTTCCATATAAATCATAAGCTAACAGGTCAGGACGGTTTTCGTATTGTGGTTCGATAGTATAAACTAAATCATCATCCTGTGCCGGAACAGGTCGAATGCTAAAATAGCCTAATGTTCCGTCTTTTGCAGTAGGAGTTATAGCATAAGGACTTGCATTACTGTATTCTGCCATTATAAATATCCTTGATCAATTAAATTGCCATTAACAAAATCATCTAAACTAAATTGATTTACTTTGTTTCTGCTGTATGCAACTTTGAACACACATGTAATTGTGCTTAGTGTAGGAACCATTCCGTTGTTACTTAAACCAAAACCGTCAATGTCTGCTCCAGTTGCAAATTCACTACGTATATAATCAACATCTGCAGGAAGATCAACAGTAAATGATGTACAAAGCACTGGAATATTTTTTAATACATAATCACCATAACCATTTAATCTTAACAACGGCGGTGGAGCACCTTTGTTGCTGGTTTGACCGTAAGACATTTTGGTTACACTGCGTAAAAAATGAACTGCTGCTATCCAATATTTTCCATCATTTGCATTTTGCACAGGAAACTGGCCTGCAATTTGTATATCTTCAACTCTACTGCTTTCGTATTGCGGAAAAACATAATTATTGTGTACATGAGACAGTTCATTATAATTAGCAGATTGGCTAAGTAATACTGTAGGCACAGTTGGCCATACTAAGGAGTTGTTTGTATCTCTTAAAGGAGAAAGAATAGGACTACTTGCAAATGCACCAGATGACGGAACTGAGACTCGTACTCTCCAATCATCTGTGTAATCATTTGTATAGGAAAAACTTGCCTGTGCAGCATTAGCACTTTGAGGTTCTGCACCAGGTGATATGTTTCTTGCCCTAAAACTAGACATTAGGTTATTCACATTTCCTAAAAAGTCTGCTATAGGTGTATTATTATTTGGTTGGTTGCCTGCAAACGAAGAAGGCGAACTTACTCTTGTAGTCATGGTATTCTCCTATATTGTATTTAGTTGACAAAATAAAGTGCGTGTATTATAATAAAGTTAAGATTAGGAAAAATATATGAAAAGAGTAAACTATTTAAACAACAAAGACATGTTAGCTGAGATACATAAGTCAAAAGCAACATTTTGCAGCTATGTAAGTCCCGAATATGCAAATTATGATATAATTTTACCAAGTGTTGACAAAATAAACATACGCACAATTGCAGAAGCCAAAAGAAATAAAGCCAAATTAATGAGTCAACGTGAATACGAACAACAAAAAGCTATTAACAAAAAGACAAAGATGGCAGATTGCGAAGTTGATTACAAAACAATTAAAAAACAAGAACTAATTTTTAGAATTATGACATTTGATCATATTCCAGAAGAGCCTGGTAGAAAGAAAAACCCTAAAACTATAGCAGATACTAAAACAAAACTAAACTTTCCTCCTTTTCAACACTATAAGTTTGATGACGAAGACAATTTAATATGTGTAGGTAAAAGTCATTGGACAGGTGGCATGGAAAATGGACATTTTGACAAAACACACGGTATGGCTACAAACAAATTAGCAATGATGTGGTTAAAACTAGTTGATAGATATGCAACTAGAGGCAATGTTCGTGGTTATACTTACAACGACGAAATGAAAGGCCAGGCTATTTTACAACTTTCACAAATAGGACTACAATTTGATGAATCTAAATCCAACAATCCTTTTGCTTATTATACCGCTGCTGTTACTAATAGCTTTGTGCGTGTCATTAATTTAGAAAAACGCAATCAAAACATACGTGATGACATACTTGAAATGAATGATATGAATCCAAGTCATACAAGATTGCACTCCGGAGAATGGGAAGCAGCACTAAGACGTGAAAAAAATAACGGTTGACTTAGTTTAATCGTTATCATACAATTAACGTGCAATTGTAAGGATAATTATTTTGTTTAAAAAAGCAGCAGTGTTTACTGACATACATTTGGGTATGAAGGGTAACTCACGAATACACAATCAAGATTGTGAAGACTATATCGATTGGTATATTGAACAAGCAAAAGCAAATAACTGCGAAACAGGTATCTTTTGCGGTGACTGGCACCATAATAGGAACAGTTTAAACCTTACAACTATGGATACAACCATTAGGTTGTTGGAAAAACTAGGTAATGCCTTTGAACAGTTCTATATGTTTGCCGGTAATCACGACTTATACTACAAAGACAAGCGTGATGTGAAGTCAACTGAGTTTGCAAAGCACATTCCTGGTATCACAGTAGTAGATAGTATTCAAGTTATAGAAGATGTAGCACTGGTTCCTTGGTTGGTAGGTGATGAATGGCGCCGAATTGAGAAGTTACAAGCCAAATACTTGTTTGGACACTTCGAACTACCATCGTTTTACATGAATGCTATGGTGCAGATGCCAGATCACGGTGAACTAAAGTCGGAACACTTCAAGAACCAAGAGTATGTGTTCTCAGGACACTTCCACAAGCGTCAGAAACAGGGCAAGATCCATTACATTGGTAATGCTTTCCCACACAACTATGCTGATGCGTGGGATGATGACCGTGGTATGATGATATTAGACCGTGAGAACAATGCAGAACCGGAATATGTCAACTGGTCAGAGTGTCCTAAGTACCGTACAGTCAAGTTATCACAGTTGATTGATGAGAAAGATACATTTATAAAAAGTAAAATGTACTTGCGTGTTAACCTAGATATTGATATTAGCTATGAAGAGGCAAGTTTCATCAAGGAAACTTTTATGGATCAATATAATTGTAGAGAAATAACACTTATACCTCAAAAACATCTAGAAGAAATTACTACAGACTTGGATATTGAACAATTTGAAAGCGTAGATCAGATTGTTAGCAACGAGATACTTGCAATCGATAGTGACAACTTCAACAAATCGTTACTATTAGACATATATAATGGATTAGAATGATAAAAGTAAAAGACTTAACAGTTAAAAACTTTATGAGTGTGGGTAATGTTACCCAAGCTGTAGATTTTAACGAAGAACAACTAACACTAGTACTTGGTGAAAACCTTGATCAAGGTGGAGACGACACTGGATCACGAAACGGTACAGGTAAAACAACCATAATCAACGCACTGTCTTACGCATTGTACGGTCAAGCACTAACAAACATCAAGCGTAACAACTTGATTAACAAGACCAACAGCAAAGGCATGTTAGTTACTCTAAACTTTGAGAAAAACGGTAACAAATATCGTATTGAACGTGGCCGATCTCCAAATGTTCTTAAGTTTTACATAAATGACCATGAACAAAAAGAAGATATAGACGAATCACAAGGTGATAGTCGTAAAACACAAGAGTCAATTGGTGAATTGTTAGGTATGAGTCATGATATGTTCAAACATATACTTGCATTGAACACTTATACAGAGCCTTTCTTGAGTATGAGAGCAAATGATCAACGTGCAATCATTGAACAGTTACTTGGCATTACTATCCTTACCGAAAAAGCAGACTTGCTGAAAGAAAAAGTTAAACAAACCAAAGATGCTATAACACAAGAGACTATGAGAATCAATGCAATCGAAACAAGTAACAAGAAAATCGAACAAAGCATACAAACTCTTGTAGGAAGACAACGTGCATGGGAAGCAAAACGCAAAGAAGATGTAAAAAAACTGCAATCTGCTATAGAAGAACTAGAAAAACTAGACATTGATGCAGAATTAGAAGCACACGACCAACTTACTAACTGGACAGAGCTGAATAATCGCATAACTAGTTTGAATAAAGAAAAAGCAACACTTGAAACAGCATTAATGCGAGCAACCAAAGGTGTTGACAAAGCAGAAAAGGATATCAAAGAACTTGACGATGCTATTTGTTACACTTGCGGTCAAACGCTTCATGCGGACAAGAAAGCGGAAATCGAAACACGCAAGCAAAAAGAATTAAATGATGCTATCACGTATCAATCTGAAGTAGCTAATAAACTAGAAGCTACTATGAGTTTGTTAACCGAGATAGGAGACATTAACGGACGCCCAAATACATTTTATGAAAGTGCAAAAGAGGCATACGAACATCGAAACAACGTAGATAACTTGCGTAATACTTTGCTAAGTAAACAGCAAGAAGAAGATCCGTATCAAACACAAATCGACGACTTGAATAATACAGCAATTCAAGAAGTTGTTTGGGATACAATAAATGATTTAAACAGTTTGAAGGACCATCAAGAGTTTCTATTAAAACTTTTGACAAACAAAGACTCGTTCATCCGCAAAAAGATCATTGATCAAAACTTGGCGTACTTGAACAATAGGCTCACACATTATTTAGACCGACTAGGCTTACCACATCAAGTAAAATTCCAAAACGATTTGTCAGTTGAGATTACACAACTAGGACAAGACTTGGACTTTGATAACTTATCTCGAGGCGAACGCAATAGGCTAATACTAGGAATGAGTTTTGCATTCCGTGATGTATGGGAATCATTGTACCAAGGTATTAATTTAATGTTTATCGACGAGCTAATTGACTCGGGTATGGACACTGCTGGTGTTGAAAATGCGTTACATGTACTTAAAAAAATGGGTCGTGAACGTAATAAAAATGTTTTCCTTATTTCACACAAGGATGAACTGGTTGGTAGAGTTAATCATGTTTTAAAAGTTGTAAAAGAAAATGGCTTTACTTCATATGAAAACGATGTTGAAATAATTGAATGAGCGACGACACACACGACCAGTTGGTAAAAGTATACTTGGAATATTTTGAAGCAAACGAAAAGTTTGAAAGACGTCCTAGTGATAGAACAAAAAGAGCAGCAAGAAGGCATTTAAGAACACTAATATATCTAGCAAAACAAAGACAAGATGAAATTCAGGCAACTTACAACGAAGTATTACAAGGCTACAGACAAGATCAAAAATGGCAAAAAGACAAATAACCAACGATACATAATGTATGAGTTGGACATATAAAGGCAAACCTGTTGAAACTATTGCAGATGAATACGAAGGCTTTGTATATCTAATTACAAATTTAAAAACACAACAAAAATACGTAGGCAAGAAGTTAGCAAAATTTAAAACAACCAAGCCACCATTAAAAGGCAAAAAGAACAAACGTCGAGGCTATAAAGAAAGCGATTGGCGTGAATACTGGGGAAGTTCAGATAAACTGAACGAAGATGTAAAAAACTTAGGCGAAGAAAATTTTACTCGTGAAATACTTTATTACTGCAAAAGCAGAGCAGAAATGAGTTACATTGAAGCACGAGAACAATTTGACAGGCGTGTATTAGAAACAGACGAATACTACAATGGAATCATCAATGTAAGAGTTGGTGGTTCAAACAAATTACGCCAGGCACTACTAGAACACAAATAGGCTATATATTGAGCTCTAAATAAACTCCAAGATCCAGCCGAGGTAATGCTCGTGGCCGGTGGTGTGGAATGCTCACGTGAAGAAGTATACGATAGGCT